ATGTACAAGCTCCTACCTTTCAAGGATTCTTAGGTAACAGTACACAAGGAACACTACTTGCTAATAAAAGAGTAGCTGTATCTTTCGGTGCCGAATTAGCAGGGTCGGGTGCAGCAGGTACTGCAAGTGCTCTGTCTCCTCTTCTAAAAAGTTGTGGGCTTTCAGAAACAATTGTAGGTTCTACTTCGGTTACTTATGCTCCCATCAGTGCATCGTTTTCTAGTTGTACTATTCTTTGTTTCTATGGTGCGACAAGACACCTTATAACAGGTTGTAGAGGAACAGTTACTATCACAATGGCAGCAGGTCAAGCTGCACTTTTAAATTTTGAATTTACGGGAATATATAACGCTCCAGATAGTACAGCAATGTCAGGTACATTTACAGTTGCCAACCAATCAGCAGCATTAGAAGTAAATGACACAAACGTAACTACTGCAACATTTCATGGCACTACATCACAAAGAATAGAATCGTTTGATTTAGCTCTTAATAATGAGGTGCTTTACAAAGAGACAGCATCAAGCAAAGAAGTATTGATTACTAATCGTGCTCCTGGTGGTACTGCTGTTATAGAAGAACCAGTAAGAGCTACAACTGATTATTTTGCAAAGGCTGTTGCTACTGCTACTGGTAATAGTTCTATTGTTCTTGGAGCTAGTGCAGGTAACATTATCACTGTTAATGTTCCACAAACTGACCTTACAGGAGTAACTCGTGGAGATACTGGTGGTGTTAACAATTTAACCCTACCGTACTTGGCATTACCTACTACAGCAGGTAATAATGAGCTAAGTATAGTAATGACCTAATTTATGGCTCTTGTTTTTAAAAAAGTTACTGAATACGATTGGGAAGTAACTGTTCAATCTCCAGAAAAAAGTAAATTCAAAAAAGAAACATTTACGGCTAAATTTAAAAATGTTGGTCGTAAAGCTTTTGCTGATCTTATAGAATCTGGTGATGAAAACTTTGTTAGAAGTGTTTTAGTTGGTTGGTCTGGTATTAAGGATGATGCTGGTAATGACCTTGAATTTAATGAGGATAACTTTGAGGCATTACTAGACAATCAATATATTGTTCTTGGAATAATAAAAGCATACGGAGAAAGTGTACAAGGAGCTTCTGAAAAAAACTAAAAGAGGCTGCGAAGTATTGGGTACAGGGTGAAGTTATTGATGAAACTATTGAAGCATTAAAAGCATTTGGTGCAACAGAAGAACAAATCGCAGCCGAAAAGGAGAACAAGAAAACATTTGATTGTATTGTTTGGGAGGAAAATAAAGAGGTTGTTAATATGTTTTGGAAGCTTTCAACACAGTGGTATGTCAGTATGGCTGGATTATCTGGCATAAACTATAAATCTTTAGAATACTTGTGTAAAATATATACAGTTAAAGATTCTGTTGCTATGTTTGAAGGAATACAGGTAATGGAATACGAAGCCTTGAAATTAATGCAGAAGGATAAAAAATAATGGCAAAGCAAGAAACAAAACTAGATATATTAGTAGGTGTACAAGGCACAGAAAAACTGCGTGGATTGACTAGTAGTTTAAAAAGATTAAAAGACAGTTCTACAATTGCAGGTAATTCAAGCAGAAAATTAGCTTTACGTTTAAAGCAAGAAAGTCAATCAGCGACAAAAACAATTAATGGCACAAGAGCTTTAGCAAGTAGTTACAGACAATTAGCAAACAGTGTAAAAATAGGAAGTAGAGAATTTCAAGTTGCAACAAGAAGAGCAGAAAGATTAGAAGCAAAGTTAAGAAAGCTAAATGCAACTACTAGAAGGGGGAAAGGAGGTTTAGGTAATCTTGCAAAGATTGGTGGAACTGTGGCTGCTGCTGGTGTTTTTGGTGGTGCAGAAGGTGCTTTAGGTTCTGCTATCGGTGGTGTTTTTGGTGGTGTTGCAGGTGCAGCAGTTGGTGGTGCTGTTGGAGCACAGGTAGGACAATTTACTGGTGTATTGAAAGAAACAGCAGAATATTCTGCTGCATTAGAATTACAAAGGAAAGCATTAAAACTTGTTATTGGAGATACTGATAAATATAATAAAGCACAAGAATTTTTAGGTAAAACAAGTCAAAAATTAGCAATACCTCAAGATGTTATAACAAGACAATTTACAGCATTAACAGCATCAGTTCTTGGTGCAGGGTTATCTGTAGATGATGCACAAAAATCTTTCTTAGCAATTGCTTCTGGTATTAGAGGTACAGGTGGAACTTTAGAAGATATGAAATCTGCGATGAGAGCGACTGCTCAGGTATTTTCAAAAGGTAAAGTGTCTGCGGAAGAATTGCGTCAGCAACTTGGTGAGAGACTTCCTGGAGCTTTTACATTGTTTGCTGATTCAATGAATATGATGCCAAAAGATCTAGATAAAGCATTAGAGCAAGGTAAAGTTACGCTTGATGATTTTATGAAGTTTTCTAAAACTTTATTTGATACTTACGGTAAGAATGCAGAAATTCTTGCACAAAGTCCAGCAGCAGCAGGTAATAGATTACAAACAGAAATGTCTTTACTAAGAGATAATATTGGTAAAATATTAAGACCTATGGGTTCCGACTTTCAAGACTTTGCTACTAAGGCTGTTAAAGAGTTGAACAAAGTTATTACCGCAACAAAAAAGTTATTTGGTATAGGAACTGAAAATCAGATTAACAAATTAAAAAACGAGTTAAGTTTTTTTCAATCAATTCTTGATGCTCAAGAAAACGTTAATCGTAACCTTAAGAAATTGCCAGGAGGCGATATTTTTGGATTAGAAGGCACTGCTGGCTTTGAAGAAACAAAAAGAATTGTAGAAGCTTTAAAAAACAAAATTAAAACTTTAGAAGAAACACTAAAAGAGGCAAATGATCAAACAAAAAAATTAAAAAAGAATCAAGATGATTTAGGCACTACAGGTGTTAGTGTTTTTGAATCTATAAAAACTGGTGCGACTAGCTATCTAGACTCAATTAAATCTGTAAGTAAACAAATACAAGATGCAACAGTGAATGCATTTAAAGGAATGGAAGACGCTCTTGTTAATTTTGTAACTACAGGTAAATTAAATTTTGCTGATTTTACAAGATCAATACTTGCAGATATAACAAGAATAGTTGTTAGACAAGCAATAATTACACCTTTACTTGGTGCTTTTGGAATAACAACCAACGCTACAGGTAATGTTTATGATAAAGGTTTAAAAAAGTTTGCAAAAGGGGGAATCGTCACGCAGCCCACATTATTTGCCTATGGATCTGGGGGTTCTGGTAACTTTGGTCTTATGGGAGAAGCAGGGGCAGAAGCAATCCTCCCATTAAAACGTGGGCGTTCTGGGAACTTAGGTGTTGAAGCTTCTGGTGGGGCTACTAATATAGTTGTAAATGTAGATGCGTCTGGTTCTTCTGTAGAAGGTGATGAGGCTCAAGGAAAAGCTCTTGGACTTGTATTGTCATCAGCTATAGAATCAGAACTTATTAAACAAAAAAGACCTGGAGGTTTACTTGCATAATGGCTTCTTTTCCATCTACACCTGTAGCATCTTTTCCAATAAATAAAACACAGAATCCTAAAACAAGCATTTATTCACAGTTTGGATCTGTTTCTAGGGGTGAATTAGTAAATATGTTGGCTGGTTCTAAGGAAGAATTAGATCTTTTGTTACCAAAAATAGAAGCAATAAAACTTGCAATTAAAAAAACACTTATACCAATAAAAGATGTAAATGATGAAGCCAAAGAAACAACAACAATATTTGATAATATTAAAAATGGTGCAACAAGTTATTTAGAGTCAATAAAAGATGTTGGGAAACAAGTACAAGATGCAACAGAAAACGCATTTAAAGGAATGGAAGATGCTCTTGTTAATTTTGTGATGACAGGAAAAATGAATTTTGCTGATTTTACAAGATCAATTCTTGCTGATATTACAAGAATAGTTGTTAGACAAGCAATCATAGCCCCTATTGTCGGATCTATTTTTCCTGGTTTAAATGCTGTAACCCCAGCATCAACTTCT